ATTTACGACGCAGTGGCCTCCTACCGGAGTTATTATTTGTCCGAACCCAAGCGCCGGATTGCGAAATGGAGGAAACTGCGCGGGACGCCGGTATGGTATGCACGCGGATTGCGGCAGATACTGGGGCGACCTGCGCCTAAATTGGTAATTGTGCGTGCGCCGATTGTGAATTACTGAATTGGAATATTAGATTATTACTTAAACTGTATCTATTCAAAATAAACTAAAGATAACTCCGTCGTTTCGTCGCGTCGCGTCGAGTCGCATCGCATCGAATAATGTCAATCACAAACTTTTCAATATACGGTATATATGAATATTATATGCGTTGTCCAAGCACCAGAACCAGAACCAGAACCGGACTTATTCACAGGACGATGTATTTTCCGCACCAGGACGACCATGAAGTCAAGAGAATTGTCGCACATTATTCTCGGTTTATTATTTTAATACAACAAAACGAGTACGCAGTCGGTTGTTTTCAACGCGATATTCAACCACATATTCATGCAGTCAATAAACCATATATTATTATTTCATGTATGGACGACTTTACATTCCCAGAGACAGTAGTCGGATCTTTTTTTGACATGTGTCCATCGCCGTTATTCCGGCATTGGTTCGCCACAAACTGCCGTGTTAGGGTACCATCAGAGCGTGCAAAAATAACCCCGATTCCGTATGGAATTGATTATTGGACGCTTTCCACACGAAACGCCTGGACGAATACCCCGATCACGACGGCCTACACACAAGATCGGCATCTCTCGAGATTACGAGATTCAATCGTGCATTTTTCAAAACGTATAGACATAGACCCCGATTCACCACCGAGAATATATATTAACTTCCAATTTAATATGGATGGAAATGGCGGCGCCGAGAGATTCGCAGCATTTCATACGATTCCGAGAGATTTAATGTCAATTCAAGAATCACCAGTCAATAGGTATGATACATGGGGTGCATATACACAACACATCTTTGTAGCGAGTCCACGGGGGAATGGATTGGATACGATACGCACATGGGAAGCACTCATGCTCGGTTGTATCGTGATTATTCGTCGCCTTCCGGATGTTTGTGATATCGAGGAATTATATGCGGACTTACCAGTCGTCATTATAGACGCCTGGTCGGATCTCTCGAGAGATTTCTTGAATCAAATTCTCTCGGAGTATTCGTTGCGAACCTTCAATTACGCCAAACTTACGACATCATATTGGATACATCGTATCGATGACGCGTTTATTCCTCATCATCCTTGTAAAAATCACACGCAATAACCAATTTGTTATTACTGTCTTTAACTGACTGCCATTTCATTTCAGTCTTCGTTTTTAGTTTTTTACTTAATTTCTTTACTGCCGCCTCCATTTTTTTAGCAGTATACTCATCCTTGACATACATTGAAAATAATAACATTTTATTTACAATGATATAATAATTATAATAATTTCACTAAATGTTCGACTATTATTACAAAAATCAGATGACCTCTTGCGGTGCGTATTTAGTAGGATTGTAATATACTACGTATATGTATCGAAAACGATACATCCATTCTATTCGATTCGATTCCATTCCATTCCATTCCATTATGAAGAAAATAGATATATTTGGTAAACGTAACCAGGATAAAATGAAGCAACTAGCGGACCCTGATGCAATGATCGAGAAAAAGGTGCCTAAGAATCGGGAAATAATACCTGATGAGTATTATAGTCCGTCGCAATCTCTCGGACTTGCCGTATTGAAGGCGTCTATGGCGTCCACGGCGCCGGCGGCAGCAACCGACAAAATCTGCGCGCACATCCTCCGAGAGATTGACCTTAAACGTAAAGCCTATATTTACCAAGATAAACAACATACTATATATGATGCTCGGTTCTCTATCACCACCGACAAAATCGTTGAACTTCTGGTGTCTTCCGAACTTTTATGTCACTATTGTCGAGAGATTTGCCAGGTTACATATAAGGAATCCATGTGCCGGAAACAATGGACATTGGATAGGATAGATAATGACTACGGTCATAATGATACGAACGTAGTTATTGCATGCTTGGATTGTAATTTGAAGAGGGGAACGATGGACTCCGAGAGATTTCGTCAGGGGAAGCAATTCACTTTTCGGAAGGTAGAGTAGGAATAAATACAATGTTTATATTTATGGTATTGATTGTATTGATTGCATTGATTGTATTGATTACATCAATATTTCACCTTTTCTTAGTTTGTACCAACCATACTCCGACTAATAATGTTGCCGAGAATATGACCAATCTAGTACGCCACTATGGATTCCGCGAAGAAACACACGACATTTCTGGTGTGAAAATACATTGCGTCGTAAAGGATTCTATCCCCGCTACCGACACATCGACCGACGACACATCGACCGATGTATTCGTATTCATCCACGGAACTGCGAGTTCGTCCGCCACATTTTTCGATACGATGAAAGCATTACCGTCGCCCAATATAAAGTGTGTCGCAATCGATCTACCCACATTCGGAATAAGTGGACATATTGATACAAAACGGTACCCCACAAATGAAAAGTTGTGTATCGCATACGCAAACATGCTTGGACATACACTTCACACGATGGATATAACGAAACAAACGATTCTTGTCGCGCATTCTCTCGGCGGGTTTCTTTCTATTTATGTTGCCGACCGATTCCCAATAAAAAAGTTGGTTATGTTAAATCCCGCAGGTATTCTTCCAACACTTGGCGAATGGGGGTATTATTGGGGACTATTTTTCAAAAAGGGACTGCCTACTAGTGCATTTCAGTTTTCAACGGTTTCATCCGAACTTTTAATCTATTTATGTCGATGGTGGTGGAAGGACGCCGATCATGTCGATCATGTCAAAACCGAGTTTTGGTTATCTTTTTTATCAAACCCGGCAAACGAAGGGCGTCAAATATTACAACGGTTGATTACCTTTACGCCATTTTATTCTTACTGGAATACACCGGCAATTTTGGTATTAATGGATGTTTATAAAAAGGTACCGACATCGATTTGTTTCGGGGTAGATGATACGATTATTCCGTCACATATAGGATCTTTTTTGGGTAGACTCACGCAAGGAGAGATTATGATACATAATATAAAAAATGCGTCACATAATCCGTGTTGTAATATTCAGTGTATGGTGGAATTTTTGGTGGATGTAGTAAATAATGATACTACTTTTGTTAAACCAGAGAGGTCATGGCGGAAGGTCTCCGCCAACATGTGTAAAAAATATAATAATAGAGGCTATTCTTATCCTTCCTTTGAAAAAACCCAGTCTTCGTTTCAAAATGTATATGATTACATACTCACTCAACATTATGAGTCTCCGAATCAATGAAATTTTTTTAGTAATATTATAAATAGAATAAATGTTGCGGAAGTTTAGTATTAAACGTAAACATCTTAATCGGCGAGGCAAATCGAAACAGGGGGGTAGAAAGACCAAGAAGGTTCAGTACCGGACTCGAAGGCGACGTCAGAGTAAGAGTCACATAGGTGGAGGATGTGGTAGTAGTTCGGCCGCAAATGTCATGGTACCAATACGACGATCGACAATTACCGCGTTTGGAGTACCACCACCACAACAATATACTTGGGATGATACAACAAAGCAATTAAAACTTGGCGGTAATTTGATTCCTATTCCTCTCAACGCAGACTTGATATCAATGAAAATGGTCGAAATAATAGATAATATGGAATCTGAAAAAGAAATTATAAAATTTTTAGAATATATTCGTTTTGATCTTGACACTGATATTATGATATCAGGAGATCCACATACTGCACGTTCACTATTATCGTATGTAATAACTAAACAACAATTCGCGACATCAGATAATGCGTATATGTTAGTTCGTTGGTTAATAGAACATGGCGCTTATGTCAACCCTAATACTCGAAGTCTTACACGCGGAGCGCACAATTTGTACACAATAGTAGGTACTGTAATATTGAAATTATTTACGGTTGATACATCAAAAATTATTAAACCTGGTACCGAATTATTAAATTTAATTAATCTAAAAGACTTTTATTATATTGTTTACACGTTAATATTGTTAATATCAAGAGGAGCAAATATGAATCAACAATTTAGTGTCGAGTATGAAGTAAGCACCCCATTATTAATATTAGATGGATATAGTAAACAAATGTCAGCTGGACTAAGTAATCTGGATGCACTTTTATTATTCATTGATAAATTGTCAAACATGATTGAAACCCGTCCCTTAATTTCTTTATTAGATGAGGAGAGTTTATCTACATATGAAGCCGATAAAAAAGGAGAAGATAGAGTTATAGGCGAATTAAAAATACTGCTAAGGAAATTGTATCCGGTTCTTCAAATAAAACCAGGTACTGATCCTGAAAGTTTAAAATTTTATAAGAAAGAATGTATAGCTTCGATGAAACAAATTCATAGTATACCGCCCGTTGATACGGTTGTTTGGATGATTGAGGTGACACCTGGACAAAATAATTTTCAGGATGTGACTCCCATCGCTAATAATAAAAATATCGAAGATTTGTTCAATTCTGGTGAAATAGTCATCTTTGGGAAAGACGTACAGGGTAATGTTATAGAAAAATTTGATTTTGAAAAAATGACATATCACCGTGCAGATAGTAAACATAAAATTGAAGTTATTGGTAGAAGATTATGGCGAGATATTCGACCATCTGTTCAAGATATGTCACCGCCTAGTGCTATTTGTGTTCAGGATTCTGATCACGGGTTATCATCAGTGTCAGAATCTGCGATTGAACACATCGCACCGCCACCGCCTCCACCGCCACCGCCTACCGTTATTTGGTATCGGGAATCTGATGACAGATCCAGACTTGAAAGGTTTTTCGCCAGTGATATCGCGATATTGGAGAAAGCATACAATCAAGGTTCGCAAATATTCAAGCACCCTAACAAACCCTGGAGGTTCAATTTTAGTGAGATGAAGATGACCAATTTAAGATCGGAAAATGAATACACAATCGTGCGTGAAAAACTTCTGCCGAATTGGGAGGAAAGGTGGGATAAAATACTTGGAAGGTATTACTACTATAATACACTCACAAAGGATATAACGTGGAATATTCCTAGGTGAGTTCGGTGGTCCTTATATAAATTATCCTCACTAAGCATACAACTTACTGTCCTCCACATTCCGCGTAACCTCCTTGATGAACTTATCCGCGTCCAGTAATTCATTGATATTCTCTTCCCATGCTTTACGATACCGAAACAAGAATCCGACAATTCCAGCCATTGTAATCGTTTTCTTATTGATGTGTTCGTAGAACCGATCGAACTCACGGTCGATTTCTTCTGTCGTGAGGTCCTCTTTCCGCATCATATCACGGAATAGATGGCGGACATCCACTTTCTTCGGGTAGTTCATATGAATAATCATATCTGTCCGCCCCTGGCGCAATAACGCGTGATCCAAACTCTCCGGATGATTCGTTGTAATAAATGAAATAAGACCTTTACGGAAAAAGACGCCGTCTAATAGGTTGAGTAGGTTACTGAACGTGAATGTGCTCTTGTTTTCCTGGGTTCCGGTACGTTTTTCAAACAGACAATCG